TGATAACCATCGCTTAGGAGATTAGAACTCTAATAGAAAATCTAGGGTTTTATTCAATGAGCGATATTGTAGTGCGCCGTTCCAGTTAAGTACTGGGAGCACTTGCATGACCTCACGAGTCGAATTTCTTCGAGCCGTGAAACGTGAATCCGATTCACTGTCATCGACATCAAAAAGTTTCTTTATAAAAGGATTGGAATCCTTTGGAAACTCAGATGAACGTAAAGAGCACATATACTTCACGTCAGAACGAGCTCGATAGAGCTGTGCCGTTGTTAGTGTATACGTAGCGTACATCGATTGGATATCAACATCATCCGGTCGAAGTAACTTTCTCTTTGCGAGGTTTAGTCGTTCTTCATGAGACAAGAAAGGGCGGAGCCCTCTCGAGTTCATGAATCTCAACGTAACTGCGAAATTGCATTCCGAAAGAGCTAGCGGTCCGAAGGACCGCCTTTTCTCCGGGATACACGACGCAAGATACGAATAGAGATGTAGATAACTGGTCTTGTACACTGCATCAATCGTTTTAAGATTGAGAGCGTTCGCAAGATAATAGATATCAGCATAACGTTTAACCTGTCGTTTCAAGTAAATAGGACGAACATTAATCCCTTTGAAATAATCCTCCCCACAGCTTTCTTTAAACCACCCTGAGATAAAACTCTTGGCGGTATTAACAGAAAATCCCGACCAGTTTAAGGCCGAGATAACTATGGGTGCGGCTTTCTTGCGTACAATTATGTCATCGCCGTAAACAGCGATGTCATTTGTAGTACAAGGAAGACCGCCATCTTCTATTGCAGCTTTACAGACGCAGTAAAAAATGAGGGTTTCAAGCGGAAAGGTGAATCCATTACCCATAGCAGAGAATTTGCTGCAACGGTAAGTTTGGCCTTTGTAATCTGTCGTCTTGTGACGAAGATCATCGAGGAAGCCAAACCATAATGGATCAAGTATGAGTTCAACGATCGAAATTGATAAAGTATCAGAAGCTGATTCTAAATCAATTGTCGAAAATTGACAATCAGACGGCCGGCCGTTGACCATGTGATGACGGGAACCGAGCTTTGCGAAAAGCTGGTTCTTTGTCTGATCACTAAGATCAACACCGAAAATCTGAAGGCGTTGTTGCATGTAGGCTTTTACACCTAACTGCATAAACACATTCATACTGGCACCTACCGATATAGGCCTGTCGGTTCGACAGTCCTTAGGGACGAAGGTCAGTTTATCGCTATCCTTCAGCTCAACCACTTGATCAAAGAGCGTTAACTCTTTTTGATACTGTGGCGAACCAAGTGGAGGAATCTCCACTCGGACTCCGCGGGTTTCAAGAAATGAAACCCACTTCGGATCAGAAGAAATAGCTGCATAACCGTAGAGTTTCGCCGCTTTGGTGCAGGTATAAGGGAGATCAAAATACTTATAGTATTCGGATACCCTATTACCTTTACTTGAAAGCGTCGATCCTGGGCCGTGCGCACCGCCTCTAATAATTTTCATCGTTAGAGACGGAGTTAGTTCGCCGAGAATGTCAGAACAAATCTGACGCGCTCGGTAAACCCACCTAGGAAGTTCGTCGCAAGACTTTAACCTTTCATTAGTGTCACGACACTGATTCTCTGCTCGTAACCATTTTTCAAAGGCTACCTGTTGAGGATCAATATCTAGGTCACTAGTTGTGAAAGGGAACTTCTTAAGAAGCGCACTGACCTGCCGGTGAGCAAAAACTTGCTCAAAACTTTCATTACCCTCGTACATCTGTGCAAGGGCATCAAAGTAACTACTCCACTCGAGATATGACTTAACGGACTGTCGTGCAATGCACGATTTAAGTCCGCAAAGCTGATCCCATGTGAAGTAGCCGGCAACCTCCTCTACGTAGAGGTCCAGCAAAACCCAGGGTGAAACTTGCGTTTCAAGAACCTGGGTCGACAAGCGCTTGCGCACATTGTCTGGCTTATAGTACTTTCGCATGAAAGATTCCTTATGGGTTCAGATATTACAATTGTGTTTTACCAGCAATTGCAATGTCAGCGAAGTCCGCGAATGCCAATGAAACGGCACTTGCGAACGCCTCTTCTGCTTCTGAATTTGTCAGTCCAGCCGGTAGCGAAGCTACAAGCTCTACTTTCAAATCTTTTGAAGCAGTGCCCCCATCAGGAGTATCCACAGTAATCGTGCGCACCAAGTTAATGGATGCGCGACGGTTACCGTAGGAATTAGCACTTCGCTTAGGCGGAGTGCTGGTAACAATGACTTGATCTTTGACAATGTCCGTATGGGCACTACCAATGTAAGTCGTTCTGTTACCTTCAGTGCGAAGCGGACTATAAGTTAAGCTAGCCGCTGCAACGTTCTTCAAAGTTAAAGACATAATTGTCTCCTTAGTTTGTTGATAAACCTCATCTGCATGCAGATTATTTGAAGGCGAGAGCCATCAAATCGAGGAGTTTAGGAACCGTTAGGTTCACGTCAATAGAAATTAACGAAGGGTTTGTTCTAAGCACGCGTTTGTATTGAGATAGTGTCTTCGAAATTGAAGTCACTTTCGTCTCGCCACCGACGGATGCAGTGAGTGTACCATTGAAAACAATGGTAGTATTCACAGAACAATAACCTTTGTTAACGGCGTATACTGGATTCGGATTCAACGACGAGATAATCGTCGAAGTATTTACGAACCAGTTGACAACAAACGACCAAGGAACAAGTTCCCAGGCGGTTGATGCCAGATTGAGCAAACCTAATAGTTTAACATTAGGTAAATTATGCTCAAGTGTGGCATAGACCCCAGCACGCAACTCGTGAACAATAGTTGCCGTACCTTCAAGGACATAATCAATGTCACCCGAAGTATACGAAAACTGAATGTTCTCAGTTGACTCTAGGGAATCCCGTCTTGATGACCGGATAAACGGAGATAAACGTTTGTCTTTGTTGAAAGCCTGCATTGCGTTAGCCACATCATAAACGATGGGGCGAATCGCATAGCGAGCTTCCAGCCAGAGATCGCGAGCATCAGAGACATCAGGTTTCTTTTTCAAGAAACTGAAGTCCCCTTTGCGCGCGGACTTTATGATACCAGCCGCGTCTTTCATGCGACCGGTGACATAAGCCAACGTTTTATTCGCCTCTGCCAAGGTGGTGAGGAGCTCCCATTCTGCTTTTTGAATACCAGCGTGAGCGCTTGAAAACAAGCTATCACAGGCATCCAAAGGATCTAGCAGATAGGAGGAGAGTTGCGAGTCTAAGGCTATGTTAGCAGAGTCGGATAAACCGACTCTTCTAGCAACCGTGATCGAAATTTGCATCCTAAAGGTTATGATCCGAGTGTTACCACTCGAAGAATAAGCCGTAAAGGGAGCAGAAGTCGATAACGAATCGGAACCAATGGTTCCAATGCCACAACTTGCAATTTGATTATTGCTTTCGCAAGGGTTGACCACAGCGGCCTTCCCTTTCGATTTAGTAAAACCAGAACCGACAACGTCGACCATGGTCCCACTATCTTCTTCTTCCACCATGGCAATTAAGCCTGCTGGATAGTAGAAGAGCATAATCAACTCAGGATCAAGAAGCGCGTGGATACGACTACGTTCATCCTCTTTCCATTGATTAACATCAACGGGGATGTAGTGGTCATATCCACTGTTATCCTTCATCATCGCAGGTGGATATACTGTAACGGTGCGGCCGAAAACCTGAACCTCTTTAGGTTCAAGATTAGGCTCACCGTTCCATTTATTGTACATCCACTGAACCGAAGCGCCATAATCGGTGCTTAAGTTCAACGGTGATTCGGTAACAAACTTCTTTAACGATCCTTTTCCTCGATCGCGATAACGTGTACGCTCCATACAAAGTACCTCTGACGAGGGAACTAAGTGTGGCACAGCATGGTTCCCTCGGGGACCACTGTGTGCATACCGCTTCGGCGGCGGACCCCGT